GTTTAGAAGCCATAGAGTTTAAATCCGGTGTATTCGAATTTTGATTTGACCTCGGGTCGCAGTGCGCGGTGGGCACTCCCTAATTAAGGGTCCTGGCGACATGCTTTACCCCGCATGTTAGGGCTTCATCCAGTTAGATGGGATACCTCTTCGGAAGCTGAGCTTCGATATACTCAATCAAAGCAGGAAAAGAATATGCAACTGCTTGATTAAGCGACTTGAGGTGTCCTTCAATAGTAGAGACATCAGTTAGAGAGAGAGAAGTTAACTCTGTTATGAGCTGGAAAGTAGCGGGACAGGCGTTATACCCAATAGTATTATGTTTCTTAAACTGGTCACGTTCAAGGTATTTGGTGCTATAACGACCGCCGGCGCCACAACGATTCATGAGTTTAGACCATTCACGAAGTATTGGGATGTGGTTCCAGTCACGGAGAGCGGAAATAGAATTAGAATATATCCAGTTGAGTTGATTTTGTCGATTATATTGATGAACGCACCATCCAGATTTAATAAGTGGACGGTAAAGTTTAGGGCCATGAACTGCTGTTAAACCGCCATTAATAGGATTAGTACAAGGATAAAAATGGCCTGACAAATAATCAGCATGGTAAGGATTGCTGAAAACCTGAATTTTAGGTCGAATACCTAATTGTTCAAGTAAAGTTGTCATTACATTCTCGTACGAGGTGCCTAAATTATTAAGGAAAGTTTGACAGTGGTTAAAATGGCTACGTTCTAATATCAATATGTTATCATCGCCATCAACCCCACAAATGAATTTGTGTTTGTGTGAATATAATAAAAAAGAATTTTGAGAAATAGGATTTAAGAGTTGAGTATTGAAACAACTTGTAAAGAGAATGGATTCATCGCATTTAGTTAATTGAAAGATTGCGCTCACAGCAAAAGTGTGGATTTGTCCATTGATTGTGGAATTGCCAGAAGAAGTGTCAGGATTTCCAGATTTGCGTGTATCATCAATTGAAAACATAAACCCGTGTTTAGTAACACCTTTTGTGGTATGAATGTCCTCAGCCAAAATTTGCATAGCTGGATCAGAGCTGCGTACGAATTGGTAAAAGGCATCAAGTTGACTATTAAGTAAGCCTGCATTCATTGTAGCATCCCAACGACTACCGTCATCACAAATGACAATAGGATCGGTGAATTGGGATAATGAAGTAACGAACCAATCTCCAAGTTGAGATGGAGTCCAGCCTTTAGTCATAACATAAGGTGGGTTCTTGCGACTTTGCAAGTTGGATCGTTTTGATGCTTTAGCCAAATCATATTCAATGGCAGCAATAGTTGGACCAACAGAAACTTTGAATCTGAAGGATCTTCCGCAGATGTTACGCGGGTCAATGTCAACAACCGCATCACCGTCAAGGGGTATGCCAGTGATGGCACCGTCAGTATTAAGATAGCCAACGGTATACAAACACTCTGGATCGAGTTGTTTTTCTTGTTTGACAAAAGCGTCGCAGGAAAAGTCTTGAGCACGTAGTGGTAAGTGTAAAAGAGAATCACGAGCTTCAATTAATTGTTTACGATGAGTCACCGTGAACCTTTTCAACCACGAATTAAATTGTAATGGTTTTGTTTGAGGAACACCGTACCAAGTCTGCATCAAAGATTGGCAAAAATTTTGATAAGAAGTCATCACAGATGGGTTTGGTTCTGGACGAAGCAGGCATTGACGTGTCATGATACTTCGGATTTCGTTGCATATACACCCTGAACATATGATGGGGTAATGCAGATGAATAACAGGTCCGTATGGGTACAAACCAACGGAGGAAGTACATTCGGGCGTCATATTACCTGCAATTTTTGCAGATGAATGTATTTGTGGCATGGTTGTTAACCTAAAGCATAATTTAAAGCGTGGTTCAGGGAGTTCATGTGCTGGCACAATTTTCTCAGCAAGTTGTGGAATAGATAATATTAAAGATAAGGTAGAATCGGC